ACGTAAAGTGCTGATGCTGCACCGACTACTGAACGACCATAGGATGCAAGCATTGCTTTGTGTTCTTTTTTAAGTTCCATTTTTTCCTCCTAGGATAGAACCTTTATTAGTATAGCATAACCAGCCCAAAGACCAATAATTCCTGCGACTCCCGCAAAAACTGGTGGTGCTGGAACTGGCAATTTGAATGCAGCAAATATTAGGCCACATCCAAAACCTGTTAAAACGGACATTACGATTTCTTTCATATCTCCCCCATAATATAATCTTCGTAGTGTTTTTTACAAAAGTCTACGAATCTTGTTTCAGTTGAAGTCAACTTTTCACTTTCCGTTATACAATTTTTTACCTCGCACACAGGATAAATGTATTCATAAACTTCTTCTGCACTTTTTAATTTAAATTGAATCATTGCTTTGTGTTGGATTATCTAGCGGAGTTGGGGCAGTAGCAAAAGCACCACAGTCATTACACTGAATGTCTAAATGATACATTCCTATCGTGTAAGTTTCTGGATCAAAAGACACTAAGGCTCTAAACAATACCCCTCCACAATTAGGGCACGTACAAGTTGGAATTCCTCTAGCGTCTATCAATTGTTTCTTCTGGAAGAAACTTTTTAAGATCTTCCATCTCCTTTGAAATCTTTTTCAAAGCGATATCATATGGTGGCATAGTGCCTTCTATTGCAGCCCCATATTTATTGTAATGGTTAATCTGTGGTTCTACCTCTTGAACAAATTTTTGTAGACCATTTTGCACTTCTTCTATATATTGAAATGCCCAGTCACGAGAATCGGATAAAAATTTTATAAAGTTTTGAGTGTGAACATCCGAATCATTTATTGCTGCCGTTGTTTTAAAAAAGTTTTCTTGTGCTTGCTCTAGTTGAGCCTGAGAAATTAAAAGTTGTGCAAACGCCTCTGTTAATTTTTTTGATCTATAAACTGAAAGTGTATATGCAACAGCAAAAGATACAGAAAAAATTCCAAGAATTAATGTTAGAACGTCCATATACCTATTGTACTCTACTTTCATGAGTTACCCAGTAGTATTGACACGGCGTTTTGCGATCTGGACAGCAAGGGTTATTCCAAGGACTATTCATAGAACTTTGAAACCGAGCATAATACAAAGGATCTTTTTTAAATAAATTTGCTCTATGTGTTGTAACTACACGCATAAGTTTGTTATTATCAAGCATCCAGGAAGGTGGATCGTAGTTCCAACTGTCTCCAACCTTGCCCATTAGGACATTTATATTTGATTCATTGCCTGTTGTATTTATTCCTCGAACTTTTGCCTCTTTGATCATCTCAGAAATGTAATAAAATAAATGCCCCTCATGATTTTTCCACATCAAAACTGCTGGATGATTACGCCAACCACCAGTTTTTGACATGCCAGAATTTACATTAAGAATCTGATAGCCCTCTAAAATTTGTTTGTTTAGTCTTTTGTTATCAAGCAATTCTGCACACCTTGCAAAATTTGATGATGGTAAAAATGTTTGCATTATTTTGTTACCATTTCTTGACATCTTATACACATTTTATACTCATTACCAGTAAATGGACACTTGCCAACATCAACAAAATTGTGATTTTTTGCAATACAAATTAAAGATTTAAATATCAACCTAATCATTTTAATGGCTCTCGTGTTACCATTACGATAGCCCCTTCCATTTCCAAAGCCTTCTTAACTAATGTTACATACTTTGCTGCATCTATCTTTTCATCATGACTTAAAGGCAGAAAAGATCTTTCATCTAATTTTATCGTAACAAAGTGCTCGTTGTCAATAATAGAAATAGCAAAGTTTTTTGGCGCTGGTATAGAATGAAAAGCCCTACGCATATTGTCTGTATACATATTTACCCCATTGTTAATGCTTGCCAAGTGTAAGACCAATCTTTTTTGGTCTTATGATTATTAAATTCTTTTGATATCTCGCCATCTTCTAGGTATACTCCGCCCCATACTCCCCATTCTTTACCAGATACCCCCACTGCAAAACACTTTCTTGCCATGGGACATGTACGACACAAAGAATCTACGAACTCTCTAGTCTCTGGATTTTCTTCGTATGTATCAAAGAAAAGGTTTGTTTCGGATCCCAAACACAAGGCATCATCTTTCCATAAATGTTGCTTCACGTTTACATCCTATACTTATTCGGTATATCCCATCCTTTGGTTGTTACTGGATAAGTTGTCTGGACGTACCATTGACTACCGACCCTAACACCATTAATAGCAGTTCTACCAGCCTGAGTAGGGCGACGATCAACCACATCCCAGCCAATCCAACTTAAGTTTTTATACTTTTTAACTATTTTTTCCATTAAGTCTAAATCTTTTATTTCCATTTATATTCTCTTTTCATAAAAATCTAACCAAGAGTTTCTAAAAACATCCCAGGAAAATTTATTGTTTATTGTTTCTGCTTGACTGCCTGGATCAAATTCTCCCTTTTTGATCATGTCAATTGCTGTAGTTATCTTTTCTTTAAAGATTTCTACGTGTTGTTTTTCTGTTTTACCATCTATATCATATGATATTCCTAAGCCACTACCAACCTCTTTAAGAGAGCCAAATGTGCTGTAAACCGATAAACAGTTTGCACTAAGCCCCTCAACAAGAGATAGACAGAATGTTTCATGCCAACTGCTCGTATGCATAAATATATGAGAACGAGACATATGATCTAGAACCGTTTTGTGTGGAGTCTTACCATAAAAATAAAATCTTGGATCTTCTAAGATTTTCTTATTAGCACTGTCTGCTTTGATTAAATCTGGAACAATCTCATTAAATATGCTTAGTCTAAAATCAACATCTAATTCTGAAAGAGCCTTAAGGCCTATCTCCAAACCTCTTCCTGGAGAAGAAGTGTATATTAATTCTGGAACTTTTACATTTTCAAACCTTGATAAATCATTTATTACTGGATCTATAGCGTTATATATAACAAGCACCTTGTCTGGATCTATGCCAGTTTTCTTTATTACATCCTGCCTGTGATATTCAGAAACAGTTATAATGTATTTTATTTTAGCAAGAAACCTTTTATCTGTAAATATATAATAAAGTTGATAACCAAATTGATCAACAAGATTATGAAGCCATATAATTATTTCTTTAGGTTCATAAACAAGTTCAAAGTAGGACCTATCTGTTTGACCTGGAAGAATCAAGCAGTTATATTCTTTTAATTGTTGAACATACGGAGCCACATTTTTATGAAAATGTCTGGCCATATATTCAGTACCGCCAAAATACTCCTCTTTATAACAAAAAAATCTTGGATCTTGAGTTGTCATTAGTATCTAAATATCCCCACTTCTTTACCCTTTAATTCTGCATTTGCGATTAATTTTGACACAGCCTGTTTTGGTTTACTTAAAAAGGCAAAGTAGTCCATGTCATCCATATTCTCTTCAACCCAAGAAAATGGCACCTTGTAATACTTTATCTTTTTGCCCCTGGCTTTCATTCCTCGTTCTGACAGATTACAGAACTCAGAAACCATTGAGTTAATTCTGGCAGGGCCTACAGAATAAACATAGAAATACTCATCTGCTTCTTTCATGCTGGACATTGCTACACCCATAGCACGAAGGAATACATTGTATTCATCAAAATCGCTAGTTCCCTGAACTACCACGTTCATTCTTATCACCCCTACCTAAATTATCCAGTATAAAGAGCATTTTGTCAAGTTCTTTCTTGGACATACTTGAAGTATCTACTGGTCTTGCGTTTTCAAAATCTGGTCTGCCGTCAATTACATCAGTGCTTAAAAAAATATTATCAGATACCCAATATGCTATATCGTCTTCTGTAATAATTATTTTTGTGCTCTGAGATTCTTTTCTTTGCTCAAGTTGAGATTTCTTTTTTGTTTGAGATATTTGTCTTGAAAAAAATTCTTTTAAAAATGCATGGGTATCACTTTGACGATAGATCACCCTTTTATTAGATATTTTTCTTTTCAAACCAATCCAATAAATAATTAAAAAAGAAAACGCCAGTGCCAACGCACCAATAATCCCATATTCCATTTTTATTATTCAGATTTGGTTTTTCTTTCAGCAGTTACCTTTGTTGCTGTAACTGGCTGAGAGTTATTTAAAAGTAGTTTGTTATACTTCAACTGCCACTGCAAATTAGACAACTCTAAATCTGATGCTCTTTGTTTGTAGAAAGTAACAATTTGTTTAATTTCTTCAATACCCAAGTCTTCCATGTACTACCCCCTAGTACTAAATGCGCTACCTTCCCAGGCCTTTACTGCTTTATTTCTTTCACGTTCTGCAATTTTACGTGACCAGGAAAATCCAGCGTCCCCTCCCCATGCGTCCCACATTATGCGACCATTTGAAGGATTACTACTATTATAGAAGTCTTTTCCCTTTTTGTCAACTTCATGACGGGAAAAGAAAGAATACATTCTTTTTACGGTAGAAAGAGACATTGCTCTACCAGCAACAATATCTGTTGCACGTCCCCATCCTACTGGAGTTCCTGCCCCTTTGGCTTTACCCTCGGCTTTCCAGCGCAATGCACGACGTGCTGCTGCCTTCATTCCAGAGGTTGGTGTATATGTTTCTTCTTTGTGCATATCTGCTGGCTGCACTACCTTTGTTCTACTTTCCATTTTTCTTTTCTCCATATTTTCCAAGAACTGCTTTTAAAGTTCCATCTTTACGAAGACGAACAATCATTCC